CGCTTTTTACTGGTTACAATTTTCCCCCCCCCCCCGCGGTGTTCCCCGCGGACTTTGGAACTGGTGTGGTAGACACCATGGCAGAGTGGATTCCCCCACCTGCCTTACGTGAGGAGAAAGAACCCATTGTCAGATATGCTAAATTACCACATACAGGCGACTGGAATGTGGTAGAATGCCAAGATGACATGGACAAATTTCCTTACACTCCTGGGCCATTCGTGCGCGATGTTGTCGCGGCGAATGTTTTAGAATCCGTTGTTACAAGTGAAACAGCGAGAGTTCTGCCCCATATTACAAATCACTACTGGGAACAACCAGAAATTGTCCAACGTCGAGAGCGTGTGGTCACTTCTGTTTTCCTAGGTCCGGCCCAACTTAAGTATTTGAATCGAGTTGAGCCTCACGTTCAGTTAATCCCTGACGTTTGTCAAACTTCTCATGAACATCCCATTCTGCACTTGGAACGTGAAAGAGCAGAAAGAGAAGCATATCGATATATTCGTATGAATTTGAAGAGAGACAAACTTCCCATGCAATACGGTGCTGTTGTTGATATTGGTGGAAATGCTTCCCGACATTGGCGTGAAAAACGCCATATTGTCCATTCCACATGTCCTATTCTTTCAACTGCAGATGTCATTAGAAATTTTAATCATCGACATTCTCCTAACCGTTGTACCCACACTTTTCAAGAATGCACATGCGTTCTTGCACCTGCTGCTTATCTATCTGTTGATTCTATTTATTATTTGACTCCAGACATGATTGTTGCTGCTTGTGAACGCGCTCAGCTTGGTATCTTGGTTGCCACTCACCATGAATTTAATGATGCTTATGGATCATTTGCAGATGGTGAAGCCACTTACCATCTTACCGATTCTGCCACTGTTTCTATGGCTGTTCGTGGTAACAGTTATTCATATTGTCATTCAAATTTATATTGGATGAAACAGGGCTGGTACTCATGTGGAACATCTCAACAACCCAAGTTTTTGTGTTGGTCGAAATTGCATTCCTTCCCGAATCATGTTATTACTGTTTTCCGTGTACATTCCGGTATGCTTACTTTTGACCAACCTATTTCTAGCCCTCTTTTGCCATCATTGCAGGATGTCAATTATTATGGAAAAGTAACTATTTCGAACCCCCTTAACGATAAAGCAAATGTTTCTGTTGTCGGGGAAATGTTGACTATGCCCAATGTTAATGTTTATTCATGGGGTCCATTCCTCGTTGTTTATGAACATGCTAATACTTCATCTATGTTGTGTCCAAAAGGGCTTATTAGTGAAGGAGCTATTTCTGTTTGTGGTAAACCTAGAACCGCTGAAACTTTTCGTACACTTATTGCATATTTGCGTTATAAATCAGCACGTTACAATATTCCAGCTCATTTGTTGGATACTTCAATTTATGCTGCTGCTGTTTTTGCATTTGTGAAAAATGTTGAGTTTGAAGCTGGTCTTTCCCATGCTGTTATTAAACCACTCCTTAATGTGTGTCAGGTACAAAGAGATTCGCTGGAGTTTAAGTTTCAACGTGTTTGGAACTGGAAAAAAGTTGCTGCAGTTGGACTTGCAGCTACAGCCCTTGCTGTTGGTGGTGTTGTTGCCGCTTCTGTTTTTGTTCCCATTGTTGCTCCTATTGTTGCTGCTGTTGCTGTTGTTGGCATGACTTCCACTGCTATTGCTTCTCTTGTTGTTGCAAAGTTATCGAACAAACCTCATGATCCTTTTGTTCCCTATCGTGCTAATCGTTCTTCAAATGCTCCTGTTACTAAATTTTCCCCTATTAATTCAACAAAATTGCCACAAACTGAAGCACGTCTTGATGATCATTCAATTGCTACCATGCCCGTTGATATCAGCGGTACACTGTTGATTAATCCACATCCTCCTACTAAGATTGAAAATGTTATTGATGTTGCTGGATTGGTTACCATTAGTGCTATTCATGTTTGTCCTGCCAACACGTCTGCTTCTTCTCAAGTAGCAATTGTTGGACGTGTTCTTAAACCCCAACCATTTCATGATATCACAAAATTTGATCCCATTGTTTTTTCTGAATTTGAAAATTATGTTTATAAATACATTGATGAATTGTTGCCTGGATTTGGAGTTGCCCCCGTTGTACCTACTCCTCTTGATGAATGGCGTGCTAGATTTCCTTCTGCGATTTCTAAAGTCCATGAACAAGCTGCCAAAGAAATGCTTATTTTTGATATAAATGAACGCCATTTTTCTAAACGTGGAGGGTTTTTAAAAGCAGAATTGCTTTCTAAATCATCAATTATTGGGGATTGTGAATTTACACCACGTTTGATTCAGTCTGGTTCACGTCATCATAATGTTGTCACTGGTCCATTTTCACATGCGTTTTCCAAGAGACTCGCTGAGGTCTGGTCATGTGATAACGATTATGGTCCAGTTTACACCAGCGGTTTCACTGCTGATCAAATTGGCACATGTGTTAAACGTTACATTGATAAGCATCCTACTGCTACAATTTGTGAAGGAGATTTTGATAAATGGGATTCTACCCTACATGAACGTATCTTGAAGCTCGAAATTTGGGCCTTTTCTTATTCTGGTGCTAATAAAAAGGTTCGTGCTGCCATGAAATCCGCTGTTTCCACTTATGGTTCTGACAAATTTAAAAATAAATTTTCTGTTGATGGTACTCGACATAGTGGTGATCAATATACTTCCTGCGGTAATTCCTTTTTACAAGGATCAACTATCACCTATGCCTGTGCTAAAATTGATTCTCTTAGATGTGATCCTTGTGGAAATGCTCCATTGCTTTCCCCCCAGCAAATATGGTCAAAGTATAATTTGTTATTTCCTGTTCTTGGTGATGATAATTTTATAATGGGTGATTCTAGTTTTCTTGACAATGCTCCATTGAAAAGTGTTATGTTATCTCTTGGTCTTGAGTTGTCACCAAAAATATTCACTTATTTACAGTATGGCAAATTTGCTGTTCATCATGCATCCTTCTGTTCTTCTCGGTTTTACCCTTTGGCTGACACATTTGTTTTGGGACCATGTATTGGTAGAGTTCTTTCCAAAGCTGGTTATTATGTTAATATTCCTGTTAAAATTTCCCCAATTTCTATTGTCCGTGGTGATGCTATTGGTAGAATGCCCGATTGTCATTTCATACCATTTTTGAACAAGTATTGGTCTACTATTATTAAACTTACTAAGGGTGAGAAAGCTGTTCTCACTGATGATATGCGCAAACAATTGTTACACAAACCACGACCTAGTGCTTTGTTCGATGCTGATGCTAGCACTTATGAAATGATTGAACAAGTTTATGGTTTGACTAGACAGCATGAATTGGACTATGTCCATTTGCTATCATCGGTTGCTTCTCTTCCTTATCGTGGTGATTTTGAGCCGCTTCACAGGGCAATGGTTATTGATGGCATTTGTGATGATGTTTTAGACATTGTTTCTGATTTACCCTTACCTGATGTTTCTCCTTCCGTTGTTCCTCCTTCCTCCTCTGTTGTTTTTGAAGATCCTAATTGTGATCCGACTGAGGAAAAAATTAATCAAATAATATTACGTCAGAATTCTAGTTCCACCACTATTGCTGACATCACACCTGTTATACCTGCAAAATATGTTAAACGAATCTATTCTAATGTTGCCACCTGTTTGGTTTGTGAAAAACCCTTTATTATGTGCCATTGTGCAAATACTGTTCATGGTGAAACTAGAACATCATTCCTTGACTATTTCCTTTAATTGATATATATTTCTTGGCCGAAATTTCAATTAAATTTAACCACCGTTATCGTAAAATCCCGGTGTCCAGTTCTAAGGCTGGAAAAAACAATGGCCATTCTTTTCATTGCATTTATTCCTCTTTTCTTCGTGAGGTTGTGCCCTGATGTGAAATTGTTAAAATTTGAAGACGATAACATAAGTAGGGAGTATCGGGCTACCCTTCTTTTTGATAATTCGATTTACTTTCTTTTGGAATAGAAATTGGCGACTCTATGGTGTGCGCGCATTTCCTATATATACACCTAAGCCCAAATACAACTCTTCCCCTTTGTCATTCGTGACACTATTCCTTTCTCGTATTTTACTGTTTAGCGAAACAGTCTATCCCAAAATGTCCCTCCGTAATACCTTGGCTGCAGCAGGTCGTGCTGCCCGTTCCTTTCTCAACAAACCACGTGGTTTCGGCAAGAAATCCCATGCCGCGGCACGTCTTCTTGGTGCCATTGGTGTTGGTACCCGGAATCGTGGTTCTGGTCAGCGTCCTGCTGATACCACTGTTGTTGTTGAACAGGTTGCTCCCAAGCGAAAACAAAAACAACGTGCTTTTCCCCAGTCCTCCCAGGGTGTTGCAGCTAGACGCAACCGTAACAAGGCAAAATCTAATAAAAAACATTACATTGTCCATGTTCCTTATCGTGAAGAATGTCTTGGCAATGTTGTTAGTGCCTTTTCAGCTGGTGCCTTTGATTTGCAATCGTATGTTCTCAATATTGGTAATTTTAATTCTTTTCCTCAAGGGTCAGTTATGGCACCTCTGTTTCAACGTCATCGTTTTAGAAAATTAGTTTACCGTATTGAAACTTCTAGTGGTTCTGCTGTCGGCAGTTCCAGTACAGCTCTTGGTACCACTCTTCTCAATTGTGATTATAATACTGTTGATTCTGTATTTGTTGACCAAATTCATATGGAGGATTATGGTAAAAATGGAGCTAACAAAATGTGTAAAGAAGCTGTTATTTTCAAAAATAATACATTCCATGTTGATTGTTCTCGTGCTATGACCCTTGAACCTGAC